TGATTCTATCTATGTGCAGATTGATTCTGTAGAGAAGGCTCAAGAAGCCATTGAACACATCAACAATGAAGTGCGTAAGAAGTTCCCAAATGTTCTCGGTTTAGAAGAACATCCCGTAGTTCTAGAGTTTGAGAAGTTTTACTCGTCCCTCGGTGTTGGAAATACCAAGAATAGGAACGCTGGTCTTGTATCTTGGTTAGATGGCGTTTGGCTAGACGAACCTAAGTTTGCTATGACAGGATTTTCCGCAAAGAAAATTTCGGAAACTAAATTTGCTAAAGGAATACAAGAAGAAGTGTTGAGAATGTGGGTGGAACAAAAGTCATTTGATGAAATCACTACGCACTTGCGAAAAAAATACGAAGACGCATTGAATGGAAATGTTGATTTTCAAAGCCTCATCAAACGGAGAAGGTTCAACATTGACAAATTTATGTTGAAGTGTAAGTGCAAAAAACAAGTTTCAGCATTCCGTTTGAACAACGGAGATGAGTTGATTCAAGGCCTCTACTGTTCAAAATGTGGAGAACCGAGAACATCTTTTACAACAAAAGAAGGTAAGAAGCCAACCTATTCGGAAGGCAACGCCGCTATTATGTTCAGCATCCAAAACGGACTACTTGAAGAAGACATTGACTCGTATGTTTTCCTCAAGGTTGAACCTGTAGGTTTTTACACACACCCGATTACGGGTAAGAAGATTGAAGGAAACTATGTCGCTAGAAGAACCTACGATGAATTACGAGAATACACTCCCAACTATGCTCATTACGCAGAACAGGTTTTGAAGAAAGCCAAACCTGTGTATGAGGCTATGGGTTGGGATTTACTACAAATAAAAAATAAAAAAGAAGCATTGGAGGAATGGTTTTGAAAGAATTAGAAAAAATAATATTTGAATTAGAGGAAGAAATTCTAAAATTAGAGAAGAACGATATAGTGCCTAAAATAATTACTGAGGGACTCTTAGACGCTAAAGGGTATTTAATTAAAGCCCTAGAGATTTTAAATGAAGGTGGTGACTATTAATGAACAATGATGAAAAATACGAAGCAGAAATAAATAGCATGGATGAATACACCTATCAATGGTTGCCGGAAAACTATGAAGACCCTAGTGAGCCTATCCTAAAAATCACGAAGTCTTCTCTCGGTTCCTTCTTATGGTGTCCAAAGAAATACGAATTTTCGTATGTAGAGCGTAGGCCCATTGACCAAACAGAAGCCATGCGAAAAGGAACAATTATGCACAACGCACGAGAAGATTTCTTTAACAACTTTGACATTAAGAAAGCAGAAAACATGACCACGGATGAAGTGATTGACTATTGTTCCTCTCTGTTTCCTCTTGATGAATACTTTGACGATTATGCACACATGGCTATTTTTGAAGCACAACGGTTTGTTGATGCAAGAAGAGAAGACAAACTTCACGAGTTTTTGCCTGCCTGTAATGAGGGTAAGTTTGACTGTGAGATTGTCATTGAGGCCAACACCGACCCCAAGTTCCCTTTACAGCGTGACTACAAGGTTCACCTTCAAGGAATCATTGACCGTGTTTTCCAAGAAGAGTCGGGCTATATCCCTATGGAATTCAAGACGGGCGCATGGAAAGACCACAAGAAAACCTCCATGCGTAAAGAGATGGCATTCTACCAAATTATGATTGAGAATTGCTCTCCTGCTGTGTTGCGAAATGCAGGGCTAGAAGAAAATATTCCTGTATCTCATTGGGCTTGGTATTATCCAATCTCAAATCACTTCTTTGTTGAGAAGGTTGTCAAGGCTTCAAAGACGGGAGTGTTTAGGTCAATTGCCCGTCTCATCCATGCTTATGAGAACAAAGAATTTCCAATCAAATTTTACGCACCGACCTGTTCCCATTGTAGTTTCTTCCCGCTTTGCGATGAAGAGACTTGGCTTATGTGAGGCGATAATATGAGAG